CAGACGCTGCTGGCCGAGGAGATGGCCGACGCCGCTAAAAACGCCCTAGTGGCAAAAACCGACTTTGACCCCGACCTGCTGATGCAGACGCTCGACGTGATCGGCGATCTGGATATGCCCGATCAGTCGCGCGCCCGCCTGCACAAGTCGCTCGGCTGGGTGCTGCGCGAAAGCCAGCCGGTTTCCGCGCTGAACCATCTGCAGCAGGCCATGCAGCTCGACGAGCGCTGCGGGGTGAAAAAAGACATTGAGCAGCTGGAGCGGAAAATCCGCAACGCCAGCTGATAACCGGACGTGCCCACGCGCGGGGCGGCACGGGGTGGCGACAGGCAGCGCCGCATCAAAACCCCGTCCACCGCCCACCTATTCAGGAGAAATAAGGCATGCAGTTTGTAGCGCCGGAAAAGGCGACGGGAACGCCGGAAATTATCCCCAACAACTCATTCTGGCCGGACATCGATCTGGCAACGTTTCGCAGCGTGATGCGCGTTGACGGCACCGTAACGCCGCAGCGTCTTAAGCAGGTGGTGCTTACTGCGATGGCGGAGGTGAACGCGGAGCTGTACTCGTGGCGCGAACAGCAGGAGCTGCGCGGTTTTAACGGGCTGGCCGATGTACCGGCGGAGCAGCTGGCCGGGCGCAGCGTGCGTCTGCATCACTATGAAAATGCGGTGTGGTGCTGGGCGCGCGCGGTGCTGAATGAGCGTTATCAGGACTTTGACGCCACCGCTGCCGCTGCCAAGCGCGGGGAAGAACTTGAAGACGCCACCGGCGATCTGTGGCGCGACGCACGCTGGGCTATCAGCCGTGTACAGAATGCGCCGCACTGCACCGTTGAGCTGATCTGATGAAGGTGCGCGCGCAGCAGTACGACACGGTGGACGAAATCTGCTGGCGTCATTACGGGCGCACGCAGGGCATGACGGAGCAGGTATTAAAGGCCAATCCGGGGCTGGCGGAGCACGGCCCCATTTTACCGCACGGGCTGGAGGTGGAGCTGCCGGACGTGACGGCGGCGGCCACCGTGCAGGCCGTCCAGCTTTGGGACTGAATCATGTGGGAAAGAGTCCGCGCCGGGATCGTCTGGTTTATAGCTGTCGGTATGGCATGGCTGGGCGACATGTCGCTAAAAGACGTTTCAACCGTGGCCGGGGTATTAATCGGCCTGCTGATGGCAATCATCAGTTGGTACTACAAGCGCAAAACCTATCAGCTGCTGGCTGCCGGGCGCATCACGCGGGAGGAATATGAATCTGCAAACCGTTAAGCGCTGCACCGTCGGCATGGTGCTGGCTATCGCCGCGACGATGCCGGGTTTCCAGCAGCTGCACACCTCCGTCGAGGGGCTGAAGCTGATCGCCGATTATGAGGGCTGCCGCCTGAAGCCGTACCTGTGCGACGCGGGAAAATGGACCGACGGCATTGGTAACACCGTTGGTGTGGTGCCAGGCCGGATCATCACCGAGCGGCAGGCGGCGGGGAATTTCATCACCAACGTGTTACGCGTTGAGGCGGCACTGGCGCGCTGCGCTGCGGTTTCTATGCCGCAGTCGCTTTACGACGCGCTGGTGTCGCTGGCGTTTAACGTCGGCACCGGCAACGCCTGCGGCTCAACCATGGTGGTGCTTATCAAAAAGGGGCGCTGGCGCGATGCCTGCAATCAGCTGCCGCGCTGGGTGTACGTGAAGGGCATATTTAATCAGAGGCTGGATAACCGGCGACAGCGTGAGCTGGCGTGGTGCTTAAAAGGAGTAACAGCATGATGCGCGCGCTGGCGGTGATAGTGCTCGTTCTGATTGCCGCGCTAGGCGTGCAGTCGTGGCGGCTCAGTACCGCCCACAACAAAATCGACGCGCAGGTGAAAGATTTAGCCGCGCAGGGCAAAAAACTGTCGCAGAAAAACGGCCAGCTGATTGCCCTCAACATTCTGACGCAGACCAGCAGCCGGGCGCAGACGCAGCTTTACGCCGCCGCCGAGCAGAACGGCACGCTGCTGCGTGATCGGCAGCGCACCATTGAGGAACTTAAACGTGAAAATGACGAGCTTCGCCGCTGGGCTGATGCCCCTTTGCCTGATCCTGTTATCCGGCTGCGCCAGCGTCCGGCCCTCACCGGAGGTCAGTCTTATCGTGAGTGGATGTCCGCGAATCACCTCGTGCCGCCTGGACGAAGCCGCGCCGCGCCTTAACGGCGACCTGCTGGCGCAACTGGACGACACCGAGGCCGCATGGGCGGCCTGCGCCGACAAGGTAGACACCATCATCAGCTGTCAGGATAAAGACGATGAACAAGCCGCAGTCCTTGCGAAACGCCCTGAATAAAGCCGTGCCCTACGTGGCTGACAACCCGGACCGCCTGCACCTGTTTGTGGATAACGGCGCGGTGGTTGCCACCTCCGCCACGTCGATTTCGTGGGAGTATCGCTATACCCTGAACGTAGTAGTAACGGACTTCACCGGCGATCAGAATCTGCTTATGGCGCCCGTTTTATTCTGGCTTGGCGTCAACCAGCCGGACGCGCTGCAAAACGCCACCGAACGGGAACGGCTTTTCACCTTTGAGGCCGATATTTTGGGCAATGACCGCTGCGACATCAGCATGAATCTGAAGCTGACGGAACGTGTGATCGCGAAAGAGGTGGACGGCGTGATATCGGTTGAGGCAGTGGCAGAGCCGGAAGCGCCGGACGATGCAGAGGAAGGCTGGACGGTGCGCCGTGGCTGAGTTGCATGAAGTCGAGGAGTGGCTGGGTGCGCTGCTGTCACAGCTTGAACCGGCGATGCGCACAAAGATGCTGCGTGAAGTTGCGCGAGACGTACGGCGCATTCAGCAGAACAACATCACGCTGCAGCGCAGCCCGGACGGCACGGCATGGGAACCGCGACGCGTCACTGCGCGAACCAAGCCGGGCCGCATTCGTCGCAAGATGTTTGCGAAGTTGAAAACGGCTAAATATCTAAAGGCGCAAGCAAACGCAAATCAGGCTGAAATTGCGTTTGTGCCCGGCGTGCAGAAGCTAGTCCGCGTGCATCATTACGGCCTGCGGGACCGGGTGAACCGGCGCGGCACCGAAGTGAAATATGCGGAGCGACCGCTGCTAGGGATCAGCAGCGAAGTGGAGAATTTGATACAGGAAACGCTGCTGCGCTGGCTTGAGGGCTAATTGTTGTCATGCTCATTTGAACAACAAATAAAATTAATTCATTTTGTATCGCGCTACTTTATTGTGAATATTAATGTCAGTTAGTAATCCAACAAGAACATAGAGCATAAATAATATAAATGAAAAACAAATGAATAATGATATTTGTTTGTCTGTTTGTGTGGCTTTTATCCTTTTTTCGATTCCATCCTTTTCATCACGCAATCCAATTCTACTGCAAATGGAATGGACTAAATAAGACGATATTTTTCTTTCTGCTGCAAGGTTGTCGTATAAGTCAGAATAGCAATCATCAGTTGTTAATTTCCAGTTTTTTTCACCGGGAAAATTCACTGCTTCATCATAACTTAAGAGGAACTTTTCTTTTGTTTTGATCAGGACTAATGCGGCGTTATTATCTGGTTGTTTTTTTATAGTATCAGCGCCTAAGTATGCACATCCTCCTATTGTAAGAAATAAGATTAAAATAATGATGTAATAAAGAGTTTTATGTTTTTTATCCAATGCATTAGTTTTCCAAAAATCGAACCTTGTAAAGCTTAGTTTCAACTCGTAAGGCTTAACACCCGCCTTAGAAAAATATCCACCATCATTGTCTGGTTTCTTGTGCAACCATTTATACAATAATGCTATTGCACTCAATAGGTATGGAATAAGTGCGGTGAAGAAACTTGTGTTTAATACGCTAAGAAAACCAATACTATTCAAAATGAACTCCATGTCTTTGTGTGAATGCTCAAACAATCATATTTGTTTATAAAAATGTTTTAAATAGATCAAGCTACATCTATGAATGCTCAACTCACCGAAATCATGCGCCTTATCACCAACCTGATCCGCACCGGCATAGTGTCCGATGTGGACCCGGAAAAATGGCTTTGCCGGGTGAAAACGGGCGACCTTGAAACCAACTGGATTAACTGGCTCACCTTACGCGCCGGTAATACTCGCACGTGGTGGCAACCCTCCATCGGCGAGCAGGTTGTGCTGCTGAGCCTCGGCGGCAATCTCGAAACCGCCTTCGCGCTGCCGGCCATTTACTCCGATGCCTTCCCGCCGCCCGATTATTCAGAGAACGGCAGCACCACCGTGTTCAATGACGGCGGCTGGTTCCAGTACGAACCGGACTCCGGCCAGCTGCTGATTAAGAACATCAAAAGCGTTCGCATTGAAGCCGCCGATGGCATTCAGCTGATCACCGATCAGCTGGGCGTTGATGCCAGTCAGATGCTCATCAACAGCGAAACTGTAATGAATGGCGCGGTGACACAGGGCGGCGACGATATGAGTTCAAACGGCGTGGTGGTTGATAAGCACAAACATGGCGGCGTGAAGTCAGGCAGCGACACGTCAGGAGGCCCGCAATGATGTATCTCGGCATGAACCGCGACACCGGCGAAGCCATTACCGACACCGAGCACATCCGCCAGAGCGTGAGCGACATTCTGATCACGCCGGAAGGCAGTCGCATCGGGCGTCGTGAATACGGATCACTGCTGTCGGTGCTAATTGACCAGCCGCAGAACGACGTGGTGCGCCTTCAGGTGATGGCGGCGGCGTACACGGCACTGAGCCGCTGGGAGCCGCGTATCCGACTCAGTTCCTTAGGTATAACTAGCGCCTTCGATGGCTCCATGGTGGTTGAGCTGACCGGTCAGCGCGCCGACGGCTCACCGCTCGCAATGTCAGTGCCTACGGGGGTGAACAGTGGCAGTAATTGACCTTTCGCAGCTGCCCGCACCGGAAGTGATCGAGGTGCCGGACTTTGAAACGCTGCTGTCCGAACGAAAAGAAGCGCTGATTGCGCTCTATCCGGAGGACGAACAGGCCGCCATGCGCCGCGTTCTGGAGCTGGAGTCAGATCCGATTGTGAAGTGCTTACAGGAAAGCGTTTACCGGGAAATCCTGCTGCGCCAGCGCATCAACGAGGCGGCGCAGGCGGTGATGGTGGCTTACGCGCTCGGCAGCGACCTCGACCAGCTGGCCGCACGCAGTAACGTGCAGCGCCTGACCATCACCCCGGCTAACCCGGACGCCGTGCCGCCCGTTGAGGCGGTGATGGAGTCGGACGACGCGCTGCGCGTACGCGTGCCGGAAGCGTTTGAGGGCTTATCGGTGGCCGGTCCGACGGCGGCCTACGAGTTTCACGCCCGTAGCGCGGACGGGCGGGTGCAGGACGTGTCCGCCATCAGCCCGACACCGGCGACTGTGTTAATTACCGTGTTGAGCCGCGAAGGCAACGGAACGGCAGCCGCTGATTTACTGAATACAGTGGACGCAGCGCTGAACAGCGAGAGCGTGCGCCCGGTGGCGGATCGCGTGACGGTGCAGGCTGCGACCATCAACGACTACCGCGTGCAGGCGAAGCTGCACCTGTTCGACGGCGTGGCCGCCGCGCCATGTCTTGAGGCGGCCAACGAGCGGCTTGCCGCCTATCTGAAGGAACAGAAAAGGCTGGGCCGCAGCGTGCGCCGCGAGTCATACGGCGCGGTGCTGCGCGTGGCCGGTGTGGATTGGGTGGAAATCACCGAACCGGCAGAAGACATCATCATGGACCGCACGCAGGCGGGCAACTGCACCGGGACGGACATCAGCGTGGCGGATGATGAGGTGCTGGCATGAGTAACAGCCTGCTGCCGCCCGGCTCATCCGCGCTGGAGCGCCGTCTGGCGCAGGCGTGCAGCGGCATTTCCGGGCTGAACGTGCCGCTGCGCGACCTGTGGAACCCTGACACCTGTCCGGTGAATTTTCTGCCCTATCTTGCCTGGGCGTTTTCGGTGGACCGCTGGGACGAGAGCTGGGCGGAAAGCGTGAAGCGCAAGGTGGTGAAGGACGCGTTTTATATCCATCAGCACAAGGGCACCGTCAGCGCGATCCGGCGCGTGGTGGAGCCGCTGGGCTATCTCATCCGCGTGATTGAGTGGTGGAAAACCAACGACGTGCCGGGCACGTTCCGGCTGGAAGTGGGGGTGCTGGATACCGGCATCACCGAGGAAATGTATCACGAGCTGGAGCGCGTGATTGCCGACGCCAAGCCGTGCAGCCGCCATCTCATCGGCCTGTCAATTACCCTGGACGCAAACGGCACGGTGCCGGTGGCCGTTGCCAGCTACAGCGGCGACGAGCTGACCGTTTATCCCTACACCCCTGAACTAATCAGCGTCGGCGGGCCGGTATATTCCGGCGCGACGGTGCATCTTATCGACCTGACGGAAGTGAGCGCATGACGACAAAATATTTTGCCCTGCTGACCAATCAGGGCGCGGCTAAGCTTGCCAACGCTGCCGCGCTCGGCACCAAAGTGAACATCACGCAGATGGCGGTAGGTGATGGCGGTGGCGCGCTGCCCACGCCTGACCCGGCACAGACGAAGCTCATCGGCGAGAAGCGCCGCGCGTCGCTTAACTCGCTGACGATTGACGCCGCTAACGGCAGTCAGATTATTGCCGAGCAGATTATCCCGGAGGGAGAGGGCGGTTTCTGGATCCGCGAGATTGGCCTGTTTGACGCCGACGGCGTGATGATTGCTGTGGCTAACTGCGCCGAGACTTACAAGCCGCAGCTCGCCGAGGGCAGCGGGCGCACGCAGACGGTGCGCATGATCATTATCGTGAACAGCACCAGCGCGGTGACGCTGAAAATCGACCCATCGGTGGTGCTGGCGACCCGGCAGTACGCCGACGATAAGGCGCTGGAAGTGCGCCAGTACGCCGACGGGCTGCAGGATACACACATCAAGGCAGCAGATCCGCATACGCAATACGCGCCCAAAGCCAGCCCGACATTCACCGGCACGCCGAAAGCACCGACGGCGGCGGCGGGGAATAACTCCACGCAGCTGGCAAACACGGCCTTTGTGCAGGCCGCACTGGCCGCGCTGGCTGGCGGCGCACCTGCGGCACTGGACACCCTTAAAGAACTGGCCGACGCGCTGGGCGGTGACGCGAATTTCTCCACGACTGTGCTTAATAAGCTGGCTGGAAAAATGGACATCGCCAGGAACGGCGCGGACATTGCAGACGTATCAGCGTTTCTCAAAAACCTTGGTTTAGGTGAAGCTGCGAAACGGGGCGTAGGTGCAGGAGTAAACCAGCTACCGGATATGAGCATGTTTACTATGTATGGCACGTTAAACGTTTTTTCAGCCATTAATATTG